GGTTAGAATCCACTCAACTATTTAGCTCCCAAGACACGGTTCTCTGAACCGTACGAGGGTGTATAATGGTTATGCTGGATCGACCCTCCATGGTCGTCCGTCTCTTTGCGCTAGTCAGTGTCAATTCAAGACACCTCTAGTCCGATGCATTGTACGGGCCTTTCGTCCTTTTTTGGATTACCAGTCGTCGCCTACATCATCTCCTTCACCTAGAGCAGCAACGTGAGTTGCTACCTTCGGTGTAACCTCGCCACGGGCGAGCACAAGTTTCCGGGCTTTCGCCCAATCCTTGTAGAGTTTTGACATATTAAACGCCGGCGTATCCACGATACGACGGAAGGTACAATCTTGCACCAGAGGAGGAAGTCCACCTGCTTTTGACAGGAGTGCGAGAATTCTCTCTGCATACTCCGCAATTCGATTTAACGAACGGCGTTTCCACTTCCACCAGGCATCTTCTAAGGTGTCCGCAAACTCTTCTACCTCATGTTCAAAGAGCACAGTCTCTTGGTACGCCCTGGCGTGCAATTCCATAACTGTTGGATCCCGTATAGGCCATTTGGCCACAACGAGTCTCTTACGTGACTTAATAAGTTCACGCAGTTTGGTGATCACACCTTCCGTGTATATTTCTATCCACGGCTTTGCATTTACCATACCGTCATCGGTCGAAGACCAACTTCGGTTGGGTCCATGCGCCCAGAGCCATGCCGCAAGATCTGCGAATGACCACTTATTAGAATGGAGAGGGTGCGTTAGGTACACCATCAAGACTCTCACTCGCCTGGGCATGTTGTCCCAGGTCCGATCGAGGCCAGTGGCGCCCTTGAAACCTACTCCCAACGCGCGTACAAAGTTTGCTATTGTACCACCAGGGTACCACGCAAGCAGCATTGAGGCAACAGACATGCTAGTCTGTGCAGCCGACCAGAACTTCAGAGGAAGTCCTGATACGTCTTCTCCTTTTACAAAGAGTTTCTTTGCGAACTCGCAGGTTCTCCCTGATGATATCAACGATTTGGCTAAGCCGATTTCGACTCCAAACCATTCACAAATCTTTCGGTAGCGTTGAGCTACACGATCGTCGGCGATGATTATATCATCACCTAAGACCGCATAGAGGTCAAACCATCCTACCTTCCCTTCCATGAATGCAGCCCATTGAACCATCGCATGATGTGTCAATGCTAGCATCGCCCATGAAGAATAGGCTCCCATCGGCTGCCCTTGCGCATAGCGTATAGGGAAGTGTCCGGTTCCACGAGAGGTATTCAATCGGTTTCCGGCCGCATCGTGCGGATAGATCCCTTTTGGTACATCATGGCATAGTCCGAAGAACCAGTAGGCTCTTCCAACTATGAGTTTCTTCCAGGCAACTGCCAGTCTTACAGAAAACATCACACTCAGAATCATCTGTTGTGCTTTGATACTCAGACAGTCCGTCGCCGCCTTCAGGTCATAAGAATAAATGACAACATCGGGTCCTACCTTCTTCAGAAGACGCTCAACCGGCCGAAGCTGGTCAAACGTCCCATCTGTTGGTATTCTCTTCAGAATATCAAATATCTCATCGTGAAGTGGCTTCAGCATGTGCTGAGTCCAATAGTCAACGAGAGCGATTATCCGCACTTTTCCAGCGGGCTCAGGTAAACCTACAAGACGGCCAGAAAAGTTCGAAGCAGAGCCATGGAAGTTAGAAACTTCCTTGGGTGCTCGTTCTTTCATGAGCTTAGCCTTATCTACTATCTCCTGCAGATCCTCGCGAAGGATCCACAGTTGAGTTCGATCGAGTACATGCTTAGCATATACCCAAAGGTCGTTCCCGAACTTACCTTGAAGCCACATGTCAGCTGAGCTGGCACGTGTTGCGAAGGACGAATAGTATTTGTTCGTCTTCTCGCCCTCTGTATTGGTTATCTCTAACTTTACAGAGTCTGCCGAGGCAGACAACCTTGGGTCATATCGTTTCGGTGCCAGAGAGAAGTGAACGGCTTTACTAAAGCCTCCACGCTCTCCTTCGGGAACCCATGTAGCTACTTTCTCAAGAAGAGGTAGCCAGTGATGAGTCAGGAAATACCAGAACCTCTTAACCGCAGCATGCGGTATCGGAGCCTTTCTAGACACGATGTCTTTGAAAGAAGGTTTTCCAACATATTCGATTACTCGGTATGTCCCCAATAGGGTCAACCACAGCCGAAGTATATCATTCCGTCCTGCCCGAATCAGATCCCTCGCAAAGCGAGGTATCCAACGTGGGATTCCATCATGACATACAGCGACCGCAGTTTTCCCTACTGCCCGCGAACTTGCTCTAAACTTCGTCCCAGGGAGGGCCTGCATTAGCAGGACCTGACTGGTTTTCAAGTAAAGAGTAAGACCTTTCAGTCCGCTTCTTCGTCCAATTTGGATACAAATCACAGTAAAGACTGTAGTTTGAATAACAGCGCTTCGAGACACATAACCTAGTACCAGACGACACCATGCTATGCACGGTGCAATCCAGTACTTCCGACTTTTTACGGTCGGACGCCAACGTTTTGTGGGCAATCTAACCCGAGAATTCTTCATTCTCATAATATTAAACAAGATGTTAATCATTGCGTTGTATTAGAGTTTGAGGCCTCGGGCCGAGAGCACACTTGACGTCTTCGGTTTCCCCCAGTTTGACTCCTTTCAGAGGATCACTGGGGGGCCGCAGGCGCTGACTGGTCGTCAGACGGGTGTGAACCGTTGCGGGTGTTCCTCACACTACGAACATCCTCACTTACTTGATCCCAACCTATTTCTAGGAATTTCACAAGCCGAGCGAATATCGCATGATCGGTACCTGCTGCCTTTACAGACAAGAGCTCTAAGCTTCTTGGGGTCTAACCTTACCAGCATAACGCCGGAAAAGGATGACTCACCCTCCCTCAAGGAGGTTATCCGTCCCGTTAGGGACACCCATTGGCTTTCGTCTCAAGACCTGCATTAGCACCATTAGGTATGTAGGCCATGGCTGGTTAGATAAATCCACTCACATTGCACTTAAGCAACATAAGAAGAGAAACCTTCCTTGATGGCTTTCCATCAGAAGACTGATCTTCTGTCGGACCTCGCGTCCGAGCGCATCCGGTCTTAGGTTGTCGGGAGCGGCTCCGCTACCGGCAGCGGTGTCATTCCGTATCCGACTGAAGTGTCCCTGACGGCCCGTCGGCACAGCT